TTTTTTAACGTATACGTTAACGCATCCCTTACCCCCCATCCTTGACCCTATGCCCCATCCTTACCAAGTCCCCTATAGCCGCATAATATCCTTAGGTATCTAGTCCCCGTCCCAAACTTTGTGTTATGTTGTAAAGAATGTTGTGGGATGTTATCAATCGATTTTTTAACGGAACCGTAAGGGATTTATAAACCCATTTATTAAAAGGCTTTATGTTGTCCGTTACCTAGGCTCCTGAGCCATTTTATAAACCCATTTATTCTAGGCAACCGTAAGCCCCGCGTTTATGCGCTCCGGTAGTGGTTTAAGTGCCCCGATACCGCAAGCCCCAATAGGGAGCCACGAAGGGATTTCAGCCATTGAAGGGTAAAGATATCGCTTGCCTTTCCCGGAACCCTCTGCCTATAATGTAAGCACGGGCCGCTTCGCACCCGGAACAGGAAAAGGAAAAAGTCTCATGCCCCAGAAAATATCCCCCACGCAGGTTATGCGTTGGTCAGATAGAGTTGATCAAGCGTTCTTAAACATATCCAGCGAGGAACCTTGGACTCGCTTAAAAGTGGTGACTGGTTATCATGCATGGGCGCTCGCCCACAACTTGAATATCTACCGGGAGGCGTGCGAAGACTACACTGTCGTCGATGCTCATGTCCAGACCGCCTTGGAGACAATCTTCCCGAACGCGATCTTTTTTGACCGCAAAGTTTATTAAGAAGAGGAACTACCAATGATCAAATACAACGAACCGGAGTGTTTAAGATGACCGTTCAGATAAAATCCATCGCGATTGGCACGAGACAAGTTCACCGCCATAATCCCCGCACGAGACCTACGATTGAAAAACTTAACCCGTATCGTGCTACGCATATGTCAGACCCGGCAAAAGCCTGCCGAGACTACATGCTCACACATGTCCCACCCGCCTTCGATGATGTTTACGACGACATTCTCAACTTTGAACATGCTCCAGGATACTACGTTAACATGACCTGAGTGTAGCGTAGCGATTGTCCCCGATGAGAGATTGTCGGGGACATTCCCGCCCCCCGCACCATCCTGAGAAAGGAAAACGTCAATGCCGAAACCTGGAGAATCCCACCACCATATCCTGCAAGACCGAGACATTCTGCGGAAACTTCTCGCGGAAAGCCTCAAACGGCAAGGTGAGTACGTGTCGGAAATAATCCGCCTTAAGAATGAACTTAGCAAACGCCACAAGGAGACAGAACAATGACCAATGAAACACTCATTGCGCTTAAAGCCTCCATCGCCGCTTGGGAACGCAAGATCACCGAGACTGGTCCAGAACGGATAAATACAGGGCGCTCAAGTTGTCCCCTTTGCATCCTTCACCTCGACGCCACCATACCCCATTGCACTAACTGCCCTATTTTCCAAAAAACAGGCCGGAGATATTGCGCGGAAACTCCTTACGTCGAGGCTAGTTGGGCACTAGAGGGCTGGAGAGAAGAACTGAGAAACTTCACCCTCTACCCCGCTACCGATTTTCCACGCCGAACCTCTGCCGTTGAAGTCGCCGCCAAGCGAGAGCAGTTCCACGCCGCTGCCGAAGAGGAAATCGCTTTCCTAAAATCACTCCTTCCCGCCAAAAACCCCACACTAACCCCGTAGAAAGTTCTTGACATTCCGGCCTACCTCGACCTATAATTACCCCAAACCGTGAAAGGAACCCAGATCATGACCACCGAGTCCACCGAGTCAGTTGAAATAGCCATAACCCTCGACCCCACTGACAATTCCCTTATCCTGCTCATTCCGCAACCATCCGGAAACCGAACCCGTCTCCGCATTACCCCTTCCCCGAAAGGTCTCGCCGTAATCCAGAACATCCTCATTGCCCGACAATCTGCCCCCGAGCCAGCCCCGAACATCGCCGCTCCCGGAAATCCACTTCAGGACGAGGTAGACAGCTGGCTGAAAAACAATTCCCCGAAACGTATACCAACCGGAGAGTCAGCCGCCCAGAATACCCATCGCCGCCGCGCCCGCACCTCCAAACCGTCCGTCGAAATCCCCGATTGGCTCGCGGAAGCATTAGACGAACTCTCCGAACCCGTAAACATATAGGAACCCTCCATGTCAGCATCCCAATCTATCGCCTCGTACAAAGATATCCGCACCATCCTTGACGCGGTACTTAGCCGAGACTCCTACCCCGTCCAGAACATCTTCGAGACGAAAGGGCGTGCACTTAACTGGAAACAACGTGCAAACACCTTTCGCCTTCTCGACCGCAAAATCAACGCACAAGTACAGGGTCTCCCCGAACACCTAGGCGAGTCCCCGTACGATGAACTTGTCTTCCAGAATCCCTCGGCTACCCCAAACATAATCCTCATCGACAAACAAGGAACCGCATCAACCCTCGTCTTCCCAGACTCCGACTCCGCCACGAACCAAAGTGAGGCACCCGACGACGATGACCTCATTAAAATTTGAAACCAGAAGGAAACTTTCCGATGAGGAAATTTACGAATTCCAAAAGACGAAATTCTCCAGATCGTTCGGCCTTATTTGTCGCCTTACTTCTGGGAGGTTTGTGGTCTGTAATGGTCTTCGTGATCTTGTGGCGGTTGTCACTACCTTAGACGAGCTCCACATGGTCACCACCGCTATGGAGACAAACGACATAAGCCTTGAAAAATCTTCCGCGCGACTTAAACGATCCCTAACTCGCGCGGAAGAAAAAGCCACCGAAGAGGAAGAACTTCGGACCAGCCTACCTGTCAACCTGTAGCTAAAAAAGGAACCCTCTCATGGGATTTTACATCGACCCGAAAAACGAAACAAAAGAGGAATACCTCAACCGCGAAGCGATCCCGATTTCGGAAGACCCCATTCACCCACAAAACCACCTTTCCGAGGACAAGCAGAACGTCCTAGTCTGCCTTGTCGAAAATCCCGGCTTCACCGCTGCGGCAATCCTCTACAGCGCCGCAGAACTCGACGCCTTCCTATACCCCGATGGGAGGTGGAAAGGCTTCTACTTCCTTCCGGTTGAAAAAGCTAAGGACTGGCTCTACGGCCAGCCGATCGAGGGACTTTAAGACCAGCCCCTGCCTGCCAAACTCTACCAACCCCAAAAAGGAACACCCTCATGTATACGAATGAAATTCTCGCATATGGCATTTCCGTTAAACGCACTCTCCCAGACTACATGAAAAGCATAACTTTCGAGTTCACTTTATCCCCTAGAGGGCACAATCAGTTCATGGTCTTCTTCCACTACCGAGACACCATAACCGACAAAACACACTCCCACCTCTTCGATTCTGAAGAGTCCATGGCCGACGCAATTGCTCGCTTCTCTGACTGGCTCCGCATTCAACCAACATCAACTCAAGCGCGTACAATTCATGCCCGTTCCACCCTCACCACCGCCATCGAGTCCTGCTATGAGGCTGGGATAGATGTACCCTTCATCAACATCCTCAAAGAGGAAGCCCAGCGTCTTTCAACGAACATACTCACCTTCCAGAAAAACGTCGACCTCGAGCGGGAAAACATAAAATCCCGTCAGAACGAAATCCCCTTCTAACCTCTCCCCGGATTTCAACTAGGGCGAATTGGGACCGAACATCCTAATCCGCCTCATGGTGCAATCCTGCCCCAACAGAGAAAGACCCAACTTATGACAAAAGCGAGCCAAGCGACTGTGGCCCCAGCTACGTCCGAGTCCATCCCCGCCCACGACCCTCTCGATGATCAACCCATCCTCCAGATCGGTGACTTCCCGCCCACCTCCGAACAGGCCGCCGTTATCCGGGCCGGAGTCTACACAAAAGACAACCTCCTCATCAACGCCTATGCTGGTGCGGCAAAAACCTCAACTATGGTAATGCTGGCTAACCAGCCCCAGATGAAAAAGATCACAACCCTAGCCCTCGCGTTCAACAAAAAGATCGCGGAGGAGATGGCACAACGTCTTCCCGACAACTGTGTCTCCATGACCCTTAACGGTCTCGGCCACCGCACTTGGGCCTCCCACATTGGCAAACGATGCCGACCAAATGCTCGCCGATCCTTCTACATCCTCAAAGACATTCTGGCCAAAGCCTCCCCAGAAATGCGTGACTCCGCCTACGAGCACACAAACACAATCCTGAAAACGGTCGGCCTCGCCAAAGCCAACGGCATGGTCCCCGACTCCTTCCTTGCCGACAAACAATCTTCTATGGTCTCCGGCGTCCCCAATGCTCGCCGTACCCTCATCGACCAAGAAGAGTTCTTCTCGGCCCTTCCCGAAGTCCTTGACCCTTGGATCGTCGAACTCATCCTATCCGTCCTCGAACAGGGCATAATCTCCGCCTTCTCCGGCGATATCGATTTCGATGACCAACTCTACATGCCAACCCTCTGGGGCGCTAGCTTCCCGAACTACCGCCTCACCATCGTGGATGAGGCACAGGACCTTTCCCCGATCAATCACCTCATGGTCAAGAAAATCGCCGGACACCATGGACGCGTAATCGCGGTCGGAGACACCTTCCAAGCCATCTACGGTTTCCGGGGAGCGGACAGCGACTCCATGACCAACATGAAAACCCTCTTCTCCATGAAGGAAAAACGCCTATCCGTCTCCTTCCGCTGTCCGAAAGCGGTAACTAAGCTCGCCCGCTGGCTGGCCCCTGACATGGCTTACCCCGATTGGGCCGAGGAAGGCATCGTCACCACCCTAGCCGACTGGACCGTTGAAGACCTCGAGTCCAACGCGGTAATCCTCTGCCGGAACAATGCTCCCCTCTACAACCTCGCCATCAAGTGCATTGCCGAGGGACGCTTCGCCGAGCTTGTCGGGAATGACCTAGCGAAAAGCCTTATCGCCCGGTTCAAGAAACTTGGCCCCCTTACCATGCCGTTCGATCACGTCATCGAGGCACTGGGCATGGCTGAGATCACCCAAATCTCAAAGACCCGCGAACACGGCCAGAGGAATGTTCGTGACCTTTACCAAACCCTCCGTATCCTAGCCGGTGGCGGAACCACCCTCTCCGAAATCATATCCTACACCGAGCACATCACTACCATGACTGGTTCCATCAAACTCATGACCTGCCACAAATCCAAAGGGCTTGAGTTTGAAAACGTCTACATTCTCGACAAGGAACTTTTCGCCCTGAAAAAGTACCCGCAAGACAAGAACCTCCTCTACGTCGCCCAGACCCGTGCCCAGTCCAAACTTGCCTACATTAAATCGGAAGACCTCTACCTAACCAACAGCTTCGGGGAAGACTCTGACTAAACGCAACAGGTCTGGGTGTATGAGCCCAGACCGCAACAATTAAAGGAGCCACTCATGACCACACAGACAGAAACACACGACACGAAAGGAACAAGATGATGTCATGCTGGACTAAACCAGAACTTGAAGACATGCTCTTTGATGTGGTGAACGAGTTGAACCTTTCTGAAGGTATGATTGAAAAGCACGGGCCTTTTGGGACCGCCCCCGCCGAGCTTGTTCGCCTCGTACTTGAGCAAAAAGACATAGAAATCCAAGCTCTCAAGCAGGGCTTTAAGTTGCTCACATGACACAGACAGCACCAGACGGTGAAGCAGTACTGAAAGAACTGGCGAAAGCCGCAAGAAGAACCGGTTGGTGGGTCCAGATGGGTCAAGAATCGGCCTTCGCCCTCGCCGCTTCGCCCCTAACGCCTTTGAGGCAAAACGAAACCGTAGACGATAAGGATCAATGACAATGGACTGGCAAGACATAGAAACAGCGCCGAAAGATGGAACCATGGTTGACTTGTGGTGCACCCGGGTCCATTGCCACGGGGAGGAGCAACAGGTGAGAAAGTGCAATGTGCATTGGGGTGATATGGCGAACGTCTTCACGGGCGAAGTTTATCAGGGATGGGTAGGCTTGGGTGAAACTTACGCCACCAACGAACCCTCTCACTGGATGCCACAACCAGACCCACCAAAGGAATAGACACTTGTCACCTTTCAGCATAATAACTGCCACATTCGGGTGCATAGGTGGTATACTGATCAATGAAGGCTTGGCCCGTAGGTGGCCGGATGGAAAGGAGTGGTGGTGCAGATGAGCGCTCGGATTAAGGCTGTCCAATATCACCCCGGTTACTGCCCTGAAGCTAAAGCTGACGCCGACGCATACGGGATATATCCGTGGCGTTGGGATTCAAGCCACGACCTGTCAATAATAGATGAAAACGGGAAGCGACATTACATCGGCTCATACAAAGGCGCAAATGCGGCGATTGAGGCAGGTCTTGATATTGAGCGCTCCGGCATTATCACAGCAGCACAGGAGAACGAACAGGAATGACTCCGTACCAGAAAACTATCGGGCTAGGCTGCTTCGGCGTCGGGCTAGCCATCCACCTCACCTTCATCTCAGCTTTCACACAAGCACTTGGAGGTGTGCTTATTCTACTCGGCCTTTACGTCCTTCTTGATCCAAAAAACCAACCTTAGGAGACTGACCTCATCATGGCCAAACCCAAAACCCTATCCCGCGAACTGGGATAAGGACGGACCGAGCTAGGTATGGTTCCAAACCCTTACACCCAAACCATACCTACTCCAAATAAAACGCTTGACTTAAGCCCTACACTCCTTCATAGTGTATCTTGTAACTACCAAACGCACCAACCCTTTACCAACTAAACGGAGATGCCAAACATGGCCCGCAATAAAAACACCGACACCGACACCGACACCCCAGACGTTCCGGCAACAAAAACAATCATAATCCAAAAAGAACCCTTCGAGGTTTCTTGCCCGTTCACTGCCGACACACCAATGACCGACATTCTCGCCAAGGTACTCAATCAAAGCCGCGCCGAGAACATTGCGAACAACCAGCGCTCGGCTGTCAAGAAAGCCATCAAGGAAGGCACCCTTGACGAATACCGCGCCGGAGACTTCGCCGAGTACGATGCCATCTATGAGTTCACAGAAGCCTCCACAGGGTCATCCAAATCTACCATGACTCCAGTGGAGAAAGAGGCGAAGTCAATTGCAAATGGCTATGTTATCAAGCATCTGAAAGAAAGCAACCGCAATAAGAAAGACGTTGATCCAGACGCTTTCGCTGCTGAGGTCGCCCGTTTGGCCGCTACTTCAAAAGTACTCGCCATGGCAGAAAAGCGCGTTGCAGAGATGGATGAGTTGGCAGAGGACAAATTCGACCTTCCCGATTTGGAATCGTTGTCAACTTCCGAGGGTGATGAAGCCGCCGCCGCTTAACAGCTTGCACGGACTTCTTAACTCTCCATCCTAGAAGACGGGGCCAGGTTGGTCATGCTCCTGTCCCCGTCTTCACCTCTACCCTTTCTCTTACCTTGCCACTAGGAGCTACCAGATGCCAAAAACTCACCCTTTCTCAACTCAAATTGCCGGTGCCTACTACCGAGACTCCGCTGCCCAAACCGCCCTTGCAGAGGCTGATAGGGACACCGCTGTCCAACTCGTCCCAGAACCCGACAACCCATACGACTCCAACGCCATCGCGGTCTATGTAGAGCGTTACGTTGAAACATTCGACGAGGACGACGTGTACCAAAATGAACCCATAATCGAAACTCAACTCCATCAAGTCGGCTACATCCCTCGCAATCATTGCGAAAACGTACTCGTCATGCTCCCTACCCTAACCCGTATGTACATCGAGAACAGCACCCTTCACCTCGTCTACACGGACCCCACCAGTGTCTGAGCATTCCCTTGAACTAAACACAATGCTCGACACTGCCAACCGGGAGCCGTTCGGCCTACGCATAACCCTCGAAAACTACGATGCCGCCAACCTGCTCCGCCAAAAACTATACCGGACTCAGAACCCGTTTCTTGCCGACCTTGTAATTTCTGTAAAAGACAACGAACTCTGGTTGATAAAAAAGAGACCTGAGTCCTCCAACGAATCGGACATAACCCTATGAGCAAAACCCGCCTTAGAAAACATACGCTCAACCTCCGGGACGGTGACTTCGAGTTCCTCATAGACCGCTTCCCGAAAAGCGGAGCAGGGGTAGTCATACGCACACTAGTCTCCCGGCTGGTTGACTCCGTGAAAGACGAGCTTACTGACATCCCAACAACCTTCGAGCAACTTGACCAACCGGAGATACACCTTGACTAATCCTGCCCCCAACATAGACATGGGCGAGCTTTTCGACCGCGACCCCATCAACCACACCTCCGAAGATATCCGCGCAATCATCGGGGAGTACCGCAAACTTAGAGTACGCTTCAACCAAACCGGCTCGACCAAGCCCAAGAAAGCCCCAGCTACGCCAAAAGCACTCAAGGGTCTCGACACAAACCTAGGCCTCGACATTAAACTTTAACACCTAAAAAGGAAACCGCTCATGCCAAGCGTAGCCCCAACCACAGAGACCCTCCAATGACCACCACCTCCCCCCAACCCTTATCCACCAGCGGTTCATTCAACGAGTCCGGTGTCCAGTTCGTATGGGACAGCACCTCTCTCAAGTACGCCTTCAAATGCCCTCGCTATTATCAATACAAAATGATCGAGAACTACCGGCCACGGGGCAACTCAGTCCACCTCTGGTTCGGGGGACACTATGCCACCGCCCTCGAAACCTACCATAAACTTCGGGCCGAGGGCAGTTCCTTTGACGAAGCACTTGAGTCCATCATCCGCACTACCCTCATCGCCACCTGGGACTCCGAGAAGAACACCCCCGACACATTCTTAGACCCCAAGAAAACACGCCAATCTCTAATTAGAACAATCGTCTGGTACCTCGACGAGTTCCGTGATGACAAATTCTCTACCGTCACCCTTGACTCAGGGAAAGCCGCTGTCGAGCTAACCTTCAAACTCCCCGTCGATAACGGCGTCCTATTCTCCGGTCACTTCGATCGCTTCTGCGAGGATGAGAACGGCGACCAATACGTCCACGATCAGAAAACTACCGGACAAACTCTATCCCCGTACTACTGGAAACAATTCTCCCCGGACGTGCAATTCTCCATGTATTCCTTCGTCGGCAAAGCTGCCTTCCACCTACCAATCAAGGGAGTCATTATCGATGCCGCACAGGTCGCAGTCGGCTTCACCCGGTTCGGGCGTGTCGAAGCCCTCCGCAGCGCCGCCATACTTGACGAGTGGTACGATGATTGCATGGATGTGATTGAGAAAACCCAAGCCTATACCAAGGCCAACCGGTTCCCGAAGAACACCGAGTCTTGCAACAACTTCGGGGGATGCGAGTTCCGATCGATCTGTGCCCGCGAGCCATCCCTACGCAAGAACTTCCTCGAAGCCGAGTTCCACACATCCGAGCCGCGTTGGGACCCATCCGTAGATCGTTAAGGAGCCTACCATGTTAAATGCCACCGTCCTATACTGGGACCACGCCAAAGAAATCTACAAAATCGAACTCCGATCCGGGGAAACCTACGACTCCACCAACCCTAAAGACTGGGGACTTCCTTTCGAGGACCGTATCATCGCCGTCTTCCAACAAGCCTCCTTTCTCCAAGCATGGGTCAACGGAGTCCCGTCCCGCAAATACTAAAAGGAAAACCAATGGCCAAATTATCAGAACACCCAGCCGCCAACTTCGCCAAGCTCCTCTACCTCGGAGACTCCGGCACGGGCAAAACAGGCTCCCTTGTCTCACTTGTCCAAGCCGGGTACAAGCTCCGCATCCTCGACCTCGACAACGGACTCGACGCACTCCGCCAACACCTTGCCCAGATCGACCCAAAACTTCTTGACGAGGTGGACTACATAACAGTTTCCGACTTGATCAAATCCTCCCAAGCCGGACCGATCACCACCGCCCGAGCCTATTCCAAAGGTCTCAGCTTCCTCGACAAATGGGACGATGGCTCCAAGCCCGCCGAGTGGGGGAAAGACACAATCTTTGTCCTTGACTCTCTCACCATGTTCGGGAAGGCCGCATATGAGTGGGCCAAGTCCATGACCCCTAACGCCCGCGAGCAACGCACATGGTACTTCGCGGCACAACAAGGCGTTGAGAAAGCTATCTCCCTTCTATGCGCGGACACCTTCAAGACAAACGTGATCGTAATAACACACGTTAACTACAAGGAAGTAACCGAGGGCGTTCACAAAGGCTACCCGTCCGCTATCGGCGCGGCACTTGGTCCCACCCTTCCTTCCTACTTCAACACAATGATCCAGTGCGAGGTAAAAGGTTCCGGGAAAAACGTCGCCCGAACAATCCAAACCCTCCCATCACCGATCATCGACCTGAAAAACCCTGCACCATTCAAGTTGGAGAAATCCTACCCGATCGCCTCCGGCTTGGCCGACATTTTCAAAGCCCTCAAGGCTTTGAAGTAATTGGCAGACTACGGGCCACCTGTCAATTCCCATCCCTTGCCCACCTATAGGAGAACTACCCATGTCCTCACGTTTTACAGACGGACTAAATGCAGCCGTAACTGAAATCGAAGCACCTCCCCGAGCACCTGCCGGAACATACGTCTTCGGAGCCAAGAAAGTGGACTTCGGTTCTGTCGCACAGGGCCGTTACGATACTGTCGATATTGTCCTCGGAGCGCTTGCCCCGCAAGACGACGTTGATACCGATGCCCTCGCTGAGGCAGGTGGCGTCAAAGCCATCACCCTCCGCAAACGCTTCATGTTCATCTCGGAAGACTCCGACGAAGCCGAGGTCAACCGCAAACGCACATGGTCCGATCTTCGGAACTTCCTCGAGAACCACCTCGGTATGGACACAGAAGACCTGTCTATGAAAGAAGCTCTCGAGGGATGCAAAGGTCTGCAATGCCTTGGCACTGTCGGCCACCGCCCGGACCCGCAAAACCCTGAGCGTATCTACGTGGAAATCACATCCACCGCTCCGATCCTTGACGACTAACATCGAGTCGGTTACTGTTCTGGTCCCTCAGTAACCCGATAGGGGGTGCAGGTTTTACTTTCCTTTCCCGCACCCCCGCCTTTTCTCCAACCACGAGTCACCCTATGTCCACAAAATCAATCGCCTCCATCACCATAAACCGGGACACCCGGCAGCGCCGAGACCTAGGTGACCTCACCGATCTTGCCGCGTCAATAAACTCTATCGGCCTTATCAACCCCATCGCCATCACCCGCGAGAACATCCTTATTGCAGGCGAACGCCGACTTACCGCTTGCCGAGATATTCTAAACTGGTCCGATATCCCCGTCACCTACATCGAAGACATGACAGAGGACGATCTGGAAAAGATAGAGCTGGACGAGAACATCCAGCGCAAAGACCTCTCATGGCAGGATCAAGTGCAAGCAGTCTCCCGGTTCTACGCTCTTTCCCCCTCCCTTGATGACGCCGCCCGTAAACTTAACTTCACCTCCAAGTACGTAACATCCTGCGTTCGCCTTGCCACTGCCATCGATGAGGGCAACACCGCCATCGCCAACGCGGAAAGAATCTCCGTCGCCCGTAACCTACTCGAACGCTCCGATGCCCGGAAGCGTGCCGCTGAGTCTGAACAACTTGCCCGCCTCACCAAGCCTAAGCCTAAACCTTCCCCCAAGGGCGGACCAATCCCCGTCACCCTCTCCGCTGACCAGATCAAAGCACGCCTTGCCGCTGGACAAAATGCTTTCGGGGAAGCTATAAAAGATAACAACCCTATACTCCAACCTTGGCAACAGGACGTTATTGACAGTCTCCCAGACCCATCCTCCCCCATCCTCAACACCGACTTCCGCGAGTGGGCAACCGACTACACCGGAGACCCTTTCAACTTCATCCACTGCGACTTCCCCTACGGCATCAACGCGGACAAACACAACCGTGGAGCCTCGGATAAATTCGGGGGCTACGCCGACACCGAGGACGTTTACTTTTCCCTAATCGATACCCTTCTCCTCAACCAACACACAATCATATCCGAGTCCGCCCACATTCTATTCTGGTTTTCCATGGACTACTACGCGCAAACCATCGACCTCTTCCAAGACTTCGGTTGGACTGTCCTCTCCAAACCCCTAATCTGGTGGCGGTCCGACAACTCCGGCATCCTTCCCGACCCCAAGCGAGGTCCGCGCCAAGTATACGAAACCGCCCTGCTCCTATCCCGCGATGACCGCCCGATTGTCCGGGCCAAGTCCAACCTTATCGGAGCCCCGCAAGAAAAAACTATCCACATGAGCCAGAAACCTCTCCCCGTCCTCACCCACTTCTTCGAGATGCTTGTGGATGAGAACACATCTATCCTCGACCCGACCTGCGGCAGTGCCAACGCCCTCATCGCCGCTGACAAACTCCGGGCTAACCGTTGCCTCGGTCTTGAGCGTGATCCCATCTTCGCCCAAGACGCAATGACAAATTGGAAAGAGTATGAAAATGAATGAAGCTGAACAAACTATCATCGAGCGTGAAACCACTCATGGCCCTTACAGCGACACTTCCATAATAGCCCAAGGGCTCAAAAGAATTGTTCGCAACAAAAGTAGTAGTAAGATCATGCCCATCCAAGCCGAGTCCCTTGACATGATCTGCTCAAAGATGGCTCGCATCCTTTCCGGCAACCCGGACGAGCCTGACCATTGGAAAGACATTGCAGGCTATGCCTTGCTAGTCCATGACTCGCTTTGTGGTCTGGGCACGGCTTACCCTACAGCCGGCCCTGTTCCTTTTCCGAAAAGCCCTTCCGCATGACCAAGCCTATCCTAATCCTCGGTGAGGCATGGGGCAACCACGAGCGGCAGACCGGGCAATCATTCTCCGGTCCCGCTGGTGGCTTCCTACGTTCCCAGCTTTCCGCTGTCGGCATAGACTCCCGAGACTGTTACTTCACATCAGTCTTCCCCTTCCAACCGGATGGCGGGAAAATACTTTCCCTCTGCTCCACCAAACCCAATGCCGTCCCCGGCTATCCTGCCGCAATCAAAACCAACTACATCTCCAAGGAATACGCCCCCTACCTCAAAGACCTATACACTACAATTCGCGAGGTCAACCCGAACGTCATCCTTGCCCTAGGCGGCCTCGCCACATGGGCGATACTTAAAAATGCTAAGATAAAATCTGTCCGGGGAGCGCCTGTCATTGGCGTAACCGGTCACAAAGTCCTGCCATCCTACAACCCCGGCGCAGTATTCCGGGACTACAAACTTCGCCCGATAGTCTTCTCCGACATAAAGAAACTCAAGCGCGAAATGATCTTCCCGGAAGTCCGCCGACCCCGCCGGGAGCTTTGGATCGAACCAACCCTTTCCGACCTCGCTGACTTCGAGCCGTACATCCTTGCCTCCAATGAACTAAGCGTAGACATTGAAACCAAAAACCTCCAGATGACCTGCATTGGTTTCGCGCCCACTCCCGATCGCGCTATCGTCATCCCCTTCATAATCAACGATCGCGCCAAACAAAACTCCTACTGGCCCAGCCTTAACACCGAGCTTGCTGCCCTTGCATACGTCCGCAAATGGCTCGCACTTCCCAACACAGTCTTCGGGCAAAACTTTGTATACGACCTCGACTATCTCTGGACTAAGTACGGAATAACCTCGCCCAACTTCGGCCACGATACCATGCTTACCCATCACGCCATGCAACCCGAGATGGAAAAGGGCCTTGGCTTCCTTGCGTCGCTATACACCAACGAGCCTAGCTGGAAATTCATGCTGAAAAGTAGGACAATTAAAAAGGACTCCTAACTATGCTTATCCTACCCCAACACATCCAACCCCTCGAAGTAAACCTAACTGAGCGAGACGGTCTTGTCGTCATCCAACTCTCCCGCCCGGCCACTGAGCTAACCTTCAACATCAACGACGCCCAAGACTTTATCAGGCAACTTTCCGAGGTCACCCTCGACACGTACAACCGCCACCATCGGGGAGGAGACTACTCATGTTAACCCATCCAAACGTCAAGCACGATCTAATCTACCACGATCTAATCTACCTCGCCCAAGCCTACACCCACGTCGATCCTAAGGTGCGACAGGACCGATACGAGTACGCTTGCGGGGCAGTCGCTTACTACGCGCTCAAAAACATCCCCGTCTTTTCCCCGATCGTCCACTGGCATGAGGTAAGCAAACGTTTCAACCTCCCCCATGACATAGACTTCTGGGAAACCCAGTGCCTATCCACCCTATCCCGCTGCACCCGGCTCCACCTTCTCCAACGTGACAATTGGCAAGCGTCCAACGGAGTCTTTGTCGAACTTAAACATGCCCTATCCCTCTCCATCCCGGTCTACGTAATAACCTGCTTTAATGACTTTGCTAATCCAAAGCTCGTTCATACCCCCAGCATCATAAAGAAGATGAACTCCCATGGTAAAGATAATTCAGAACGCGGACCTTACCGAGACTACCTTAAACCAGTTGACGATTGATGAGACTGAATGGGTATACAACGCCCTTGACGTTTGCCTTACTCTAGAAATAGGACTCAAGCAAGCGGCGGAAATGGATGAGATCGCCGCCAACACTTCCGCGTTCAGTCACTCGCTAATGGCCCCAACCTTCGAGATGTCTTTACGCGGAACCCGGATCAACACGGATGCACGCCGGAAAACCCTCGCTAACTTTTCTAAAATCCGGGACAAACTCGCTACTAACCTTAAACTAATAGTTGAGGAAGGTATCGGCTTCGCCCCGTTCAATTACCGGAGCCCTGTCCAGCTCGCCAAACTATTCTACACCGTCTTCAACATCGTACCGATAAAAGCTCGCAAACCAAACGGGAGCTACGGCCCAACAACTAACCGGGAAGCCCTTGAAAAACTCCAGAACTATTTCGTGGCTTCCCCGATCTGCCGGTACATCCTAGCTATCCGAGACCTTGATAAGAAAATACAATTCCTATCAACCAAGCTAGACAAAGACAACCGGATGCGCACCAACTACAGCGTTGCCGGAACAAAGACTGGCCGACTATCTTCCTCCGAGTCCAACTTCGAGACCGGCACCAACAACCAGAATATCGAAAGCGCCCTCCGCGAAGTCTTTATCCCAGACCCAGGTATGAAATTCTGCAATGTCGATCTTGAGCAAGCCGACTCCCGCAACCTCGGCGCAACCTGCTGGAACCTTTTCCACGACTCACACGGTCCGGAATTTGCCGGAGCATACCTTGACGCCTGTGAGTCCGGCGACCTTCACACTCAAGTTTGCCGGATGGCTTGGACGGAAGAACCTTGGCCGGAAGACCCCAATCTCTGGCGAGCTGTTGCTGACCGTATCGTCTACCGAGACCTGTCCTATCGGGACATGTCAAAAAAGCTAGGCCACGGCACGAACTACCTCGGCACCCCCCGCACTATGGCCGGGCACACCAAGGTTGATATAAAAGTCATCGAGGACTTTCAGGCCAAATACTTCCGCGCTTACCCCTGTATCCCCGCATGGCACAAGCACGTCATCGGACTCCTGCAACACGGCGAAGTAACGTCCGACCTCTACAACCGCCGCCGCTATTTCTTCGGACTCCCTGACGATCCGCGAACCCATCGCGAGGCAATCGCGTTTGGCCCACAATCCATGACTGCCGATGCTATTGACGAAGGCATCCTTAACCTCTGGAGAAACCTTAAATCTATCCACTTACTTATCCAAGTCCACGACTCCATCCTCTTCCAGTACCCGGAAAAACTTGAACACCTCATTGTCCCCAAGGCCCTTGAACTTCTCACCATCAACCACACCCTTGTCGGAGGCCGGCCATTCACCGTCCCCCTTGAGGCAAAGATTGGTTGGAACTGGGCAAATCGAAAAGAAGACAAAGAGACTAAAGAGGTTACTAATGAGTTCGGACTGTCCGCATGGCGTGGACCACACTCAGACCTCCGCAAAACACCGGGATGTATAAAACGCTCCCGGCCACAAACCCTTCAAGAGAAACTGGGCTCATATGGCGCGCAAGCTGATTTCTATAATTGAAGCCTACAAAGACCTACTCGCTGCCCGTGAAACCTCCGAACACTATCGGGAGTGGTGCGGGCTTTGGGTCCTTAGCGCTGCGATAGAGCGCAAGCTGTGGGTTATGACCAAGGGAGCCCCGGTCTACCCTAACCTCTACATAATGCTCATCGGTAAATCCGGTTGCGGCAAAGGCATGGCTCTAACTGCTGCCCGGAAGATCATTAACAAACTCGGCCCCGGTCGCCTATCCGCATCCTCCATGACCGCCGCTTTCCTAGCACAGTCCCTGCAAGCCAACGAGCGCAAATTCAAAAACCCCATCACTGAGGAATCTGAAATCTTCCACGGCCTCCACGTGTTCTCCCCGGAAGTCCGAGTCCTATTCAACGCCTATGACATTGACATGATCTCCAAGCTGACCGACCTTTGGGACTGTGACGAATACTCCGAAGGTCGCCGGGAAGCCACTCACACATTCTACGCGGAACGGACCTATACCTCAATGCTTGTCGGTAGCACCCCGGATGACCTGCACGAGTTCATCCCAGAGGTCGCATGGGGTTCCGGCTTCATGTCACGAGTCATAATTGTCATGGGCGACTCCATCCCCCGTGTCGATCTATTCGCGGAAGACCGAAGCTCTAAGGAACTAATCAAACTCGAAGCCGACATAGCGCATGACGTTAAGGAAATCTCTAAGCTATCCGGCCAGCTCGCATTCACTCCGGAAGCCCGCCAACTCCTCAACGACTTCTACCGCTACCCCGGAAATAAAGGTGGCCCACCAGTCCCTAATCACCCCAACTTCATAACCTACTGCGAACGTCGCCACATGCAGATTGAAAAGCTCATGATACTATACTGCATAGACGAGGGCGGTGACATGCTTCTAACCGAGGACCACTTCGTCAGGGCTTACGACCTACTCATGGACGCGGAAGCAAGAATGCCTGACGTCTTCCTCGGCAACAAGCAAGGCAACGACCTAGATAAAGCCGAGCGCTTACTCCACGCTATGTACCAAGGCAAGCTCCAGAACGATCCCTACTTCCACGAGTCCCGAATAACCCGATCCCTTCTCGCCATCACAACGGTCTTCCATGCCAAGCAACTCTTTTCCGTTCTTATCGAGTCAGGGAAAATCGTACCCGTTGCAAATAAAAAAGTCCCGGAAGCGCTACGCAAAAAGCATCACGATTCCGGGACATTCTACGAGGCATTGTCCGCTACATTCGGGGATCAGTTGGGTACGGTTATGAACCGTAAGGACTAGACCATACCCAACTCACCGCCGATCTTTCGGCAAATCCAACCCTTCGATTAGTTCATCGAACAACCGCCTCCCCCACCAAACATTCTGGTAAGGCATGAGCTTCCGCATCATCCGGGCCGTACCCTCTGTCGGATCGCTCATCCCGTTTAGCGCCGCGAAGAAAGTCTGAGCCAGATCAACCGATGGACCGAACGTAGAGCTAACCCCGCCCATTCCACCGTACCGAGTAGACTGCTGCCCGCTAACCATAACATAATCATTCAACCACGGGACAGTCTGCCCGAGCCGCCTAACCTCACTAAACGCCCCGATCAACCCGCTACGATCAATCATCTCATCCGCCCACTTCTCCCAATCATCCTCACTCGTATCGTACCCTGACATGACTCCCCAGAGTTTATAACTAAGCGCACCCAACCCGAGACTAACCGCCGACCCTAGCGCGAACCGAGAATCGTTCTGCTGCAACCCGGCCATCGTAGTCTTATACGTCGAGCTAAATGTGAACGATCTAAACTGCCCGATTAACTTCCCGGCAATCGAGCCGTCCATCCACAACGGACGTTCCAGCCCTGGGGTAACCACGATCATATCAACATCGTGCACGAGAGCCTGCCGGTAAATTCTAACCGCGCTCTCCACCCGGCGTCTATTCATACCAAGCCCATCCCCGATCTTAACCCAATCGTCAGTATTCGGCAACCAAACATCGCCAACTTTCGACCCGCCACCATTCTCCACGAGGCGCCAGATATCAATACTCGTTTGCCCGTCAATGTTCAACCGAGCCAAATGTTCCTGAGCTTTCTTCAAAGGCTTCGCCCCTTTATGACTAGCCTCCACAACGCTCTGGATCGCATCGAGCGTTTCCGCGTTAAACAGTTGTGACGCGAGAGTCTTCATCGCGGTGTTCCAATAATCAAACCCGCTCACAATCCCGATCTTGCTGGTCATAGTCTCCAGCCCTCGTTCAAACTTTGTCACAGGTATCGCATCGTCCATCATGTTCATAATCTCATACATCCGAGTATGAAGCACAACATCGAGCGCTGTCCCCGCAAGTTGTGCTTCCCGGAGGGAAACCTTCAACGTGCTAAAGTTTGAAACCAAAGGCTTTAGGCCACTTTTATACGCCCGCATCGGCCCCATGTACATCACAAGCCGCGCTAGATCGGGGATAGATGAGATAGCCACCATGCCCATCAAGCGCAACGTGTTAACGTTCATAGCTATCCTTGCACCCCTAGCAGCCCAACCCGTTGGATTATCCGGCACTCCATGTGTATGCCGCAACCGGCCAATCACACCCGTAAAATCGTCAATCGCCTCCGTCACCGCCGCATTAATTTCCTTAGTCGTGAGACCTTTCTTAACCGAAAGTAATTGGTTCTTGAGGATGCCCTTTTTACCCTGATCAACCTCACCCGCTAGCGCCTCTTCCAATTCCTTAATGACTTGCTTTTTCTCACCAACCCCTCTAGCTGCCCGGAGCAACACAGCCGCTTCTTCGTGAATACCACCAAGCAGCTTCTGCATATCGATCGTGCCAAACTTCCTCATGATTTCAATATCCGGAGCAATCGTCCGCACATATGCCCGCATGAGTTTCTCTATATTATCTTCCAAAAACCCTGCATCGGAAAAGTCATTCGAGGGAATATCAAGTACCCGTTCCAATTCCGAGCCCCGTTGTTCCTGATCCAACAAGTCCCAGTTAGACAAGCGCCCGGCCTTAGCCCCGAGTATCTTCTGCGTCATCTTCTCCGCAATTTCCCTTGCGCCAACATCTACCGCCGAGGCCAGCTTCGGATTGAAGAAGTCCATGTCCTCGATTGCCTTGACGGACAGTGCGCTTTCGGAAAGTTCGTCAGTGATTTCAAGCACACGGCTAAACGCGGTGTACTCATCCCCGGCTTTAATCCCGAACGCCTCTGCGAGTGCCCCGACAAACTTACTCCAAAGGGTCTGATTTGTTTTAGGCAGCTTAATCGATTTAAGAAACTCTTGAACGAATTGATCGGTCAAAGCAACCGTAAGAGTCTCAAGTTCAAAATGTGCTACAGGGGAAGTGGCGTCCTTTCCGGCGTTCCAAAAATAGCTAAAGTTGTGCTTGAAAGCCTCTTTTTGTTCCTTCGTCATACCTGCTTGAGAATCTACCCATGTTGTCATATCTTTATCAAGGTTCGGCAACTCATTATGGATATCTGATTTGAGTTGTGCCATCTTCTTCCAGCCGTCACCACCGCCTAAATCTTTACTGAGAGTTCTTTTAAGAGTAGTTACATGGATAACCTCGTGCATTAATGTACGTTCAGTAACTCCGTCTTCTAAAACACTAATACTAGCACCCAGATAAGTTGCCTTAACACCAGTTGATGTGGCAGTTTCTTTATAGAACGGTGTCGCCCAAGCATCCGCACTTTGGAAATTCCAACCTGCGAGGCTTACATCACCTGCCTTCAAATGGAGAAGCGGGGCCTTAACTGTGTTCCCAATAAACCTCCTAGCAAGTTCCTTAAACCCCGGTATGGTACTGTTTACCATAGCCCACTTGAGGTAATCATCCGCCGTGTCAAATTTCTGCAACTCGTCATGGAAGCCCTCAGAGCTACTTACATCACCCATTACTCTATTAGGATCATTCCTGACTAAGTCTTTATTTTTCGCGGGCACAACCTGAATAACGCTTGTGTTGTATGTATCAGTTGACCCAATTTCTTTAATATATTCCTGAAGTCTCTTAACATTCACCTTCTCAAACGCAGTCCGTTGTAAATCCCCGAAGTCAATATCCTCAAACCCGAGCTTGTGCCATCGCTCAATCAAGGCGTCCTTCTTCTCCTTCATCGCCACTTCCGCTTGGGCCAGGTTATCCTGAACCAGCTTAGGGTCAAGCTCTTTAATCTTATCCACAAGCACTTGCTGCCGGGCAGTCCGACGCTGATTGAGTTCTTTAATGTCAACCCGGAGCTTTTCGTGACCCTCGGCCAAAAGTTGATTCCGAATAGCCGCATCGTCTCCAGCTTTCTGAACCAAATCCAACCGTTCCCGGAGTGCTTTGATCCGATGCACCCGCTTATAAACCATCGTCGCTTGCTTGAAATACTTCGCAGTTTCCCCCTTATCGTCGCCCTCCATCTTCCTCATGTTCGCTTCATTCTTCGTCATGAGGTCTTCTGTCTTCCCGAGCTTCTCGAGAATGTCCTCGTAGGCTTTTTCAATTTCCTCCGGGTTCCATTTCTTCATACTAAGGTTGCGCTGAAAAACTGACCAAGCTCGCTCCAACCGCATGAGACTTCCCAGTTGCATTTCATCCATCCGCTCATACTTCCGAATAAAAGCTTGCCGTTTACTTTCAAGCAGGTTTATATTCTGGTTAATCCCATTCAGCCGGGTTCGGATTTTCCCCTTTTCATCCCGCAACACTTGAACATCACGACGATGCAGAGCGTTCAGATCGTCCAGTTCCTTCTGCAAGCTCGCGGTAATTTCCGACTCCTTCTCCCCGTTCTTAATCCGTTTCTTCAGGTCGGTAATTTCATTCAACACTGACTGTACTGGATTGTCACTGTCATTCAACCGAGCCAGTTCTTCCCGCAAAACCTTAATCGACTCTTTCGCGGTCGCCGCGTCAAGTTCATTATCGGCGACCCGCTGCTCAAGGTCAAGTTCCTTCAAGCGGAGGCTTTCCGACTCCTTCAAAAACGCTTCTTTCCGTTTCTTGAGGAAGTTCTTTACGAGGATATCCGTAAACTTATTCGTGTCGTTCCTAATCGCTTCCAGATTATAAACCCGGTTGAGATACTCCACATCAGCCACAGTCTTCACATCTTCCGGCAAGAGCCCAACAAACTTCATCTGATCAAACATCGGCTCGTAGACTTCTTTACGCAGCAGGTCACCAGCTTCTTTAATCGCCTTGTCCGCGTCAGGGTTAGGTGACCCCTCCCACTTTTCCCCATCACGCATATACCGAGACACTTGCTTGTTAAAGTCCTCCTGAGAAAACTTCTGTGGGTTCCGTGCGCCTGCTATAAAAGCTCTTGGCCCGGAGAACACTGCCGGAGGTTTCCCGTCAAAAACATACCGACCGTATATTCCATCCAACTCAGTCAGCCCCTTCGCCAAACCCCTGCTCCACCCGGCCCGGAGACTTTCAATAGTACCACCTTGGGCGACAACACGCCCTTCCGATCCTGACTTAATCAACAACCCGCCATCAGCTATATTTCCCATCACCCAGCGAGCGTAGCTTATAACACTATTAGCCTGCCGACTTACTGGCCCCAGGCTTTCAAAACTAACCTTGCCGATCCCGAACTTTTTATTCGAGCCGAATATCCCCTTTGTACCTTGTGGGGCAACCTCGGTGACAGCAGCACCAGCTGAGCCAGCCTGTCCTGTCCCCAGACCTGCTGGAGGTTCTGTGACCGTCCCACCGCCCTCCGGAGTCCCGTCCTTGTCAGGCACAGTTTTCGGGGTAGAAACGTCCACGCCCATGTCTACGGCAAAATCTTCCAAATCAGCTTTAACAAGCGCTTCAACTTTTTCCAGACGCCTCCCCGCAAACCTACCCGCTGCGGGTCCGAGCAATGCACCCAAAACCATACCAGCACCAATCCCGGTTATACTTTCCCCGAATGTCCGAGTCTCTTGGTTTCCTTGAAGCACAGCCTCTTGAAGTGCAGTAGCGAGGCCGACATACGCAGCGCCCTGCCCTGCCGCCTTAAAGCCCCTAGCGCCAATCCCGATAAGAGGAATATAATTCGTCGGACTAATTAACCCTGCGCCTATCTCAAGCACTACACCAAGTGACCCAGCTTCGTGAAGGGTTTCCCTATCTTGAACCTGTTTATCAATTCGTGCCTTCACATACTCTAACTCTTCAAATGAATTGGTCCGGGCAAGAGAATGGTAATTTGGGTTCTGAACGAGCTTGGGGTATTTTTGCTTTATTACCTCAAATCTATTATCAATAAAATCTTGGTCTTTTTGAAACTCTTTCCGGGTAAGAATCCCGAAAGCATTAACTACGTCAATGCCTATTCGGCTCGCCGCCCCGGCTGTGGCGAAAACAGAAGGGCCAGGCGTCTCAGGGGTATACTGTTTAGCGGCGCCAGTACCTGGAAGAAAATCATTACTTACAACAGCCATTATTTTATCGCCTCTTCTTTATTAACTTTTTTCCGCCCACGAGGGGTGTTTTTGTAATACGTACCATCGAGGTATTGATAATGTTCTTTAAGTGAATTCGGAGGAGCCCTGCGGTAAACATTAGGAAGGGGGAACCTGTCCGGGTCAAGCCCGTTGCGCCACTTCTTATCGTTTTCATCGCCCCATTGAGCCGCTTGCCCGGCACGTTTTATGGCATCAGCTTCTTCAAGTTGGTCAGAAAGGATAGCTTTTCTTTCGATGCGTTTTTCCTTATTAAGCTCGCTCCTTTGCTTTAATGTTAATGAGTCCAGATAAGAACTTTCTTCGAATTCAGCCTCCCGCTCTTCCCCCGCAATCGTAGCATACTCTTTTTCTAATTTCGAGTAGTCAAGAGCAATAGGTTCACTAGCGGAGTTCTGGGTAATAAACCGATAATCTTCCGCTTCACCGTTTTCATCCAACCTGACAGCCATAACGGTATAAGTAATCGGCAGGTTCATGTTATTCTGAGCATTCGCATTAACACTCGGCGTCAATATAAATGTTTCACCGGGTCGAAGTGCGAAGGGGCCTGAGGCTTCCCCATCTTCTCTATCAATATTTTTTATATCTTCGGTGATAGCAGCCTCAAGTATATCTTTAGGCACCGAGGGGAACTGTTCTTCCGGAGGAAACTTCATAACACGACCGCCAGAACCACCGAGGTCTGACCCACCCCAGTTCTTTTTTATCCCCTCATTAGCTGCATCAACAGCGCCTGCATCCGATATGAAAGGGCCGAGCATCTTAGACTTTATATAGATATTTTCCCACTCTGATTTCATCTGAATATAATCCGCAGATGTTTCCGACAGCTTATCCGAGCCAAACCACCGATTAGTTATTGCGGAAACATTTCTCGAAAAGGTCTTATCGTCATCAAGGTGCTCTGTGATAACCTCCCGGAGTTCTTCCCGCGCTTGCTTGGTCCGGGTATCTGTACCCAGCCCGAGAAGTGTAGCTATTGTTTCTTGGTCGTTATTCTGGCTCAGTTCATCGTAAGTCCCCAACATGGCGATAGCTTCAGTGTTAAGGTTTTTGTAAAAGTCACCCCCCTCTTGCTGCTGATTTCGCAACGACGCAAGAACCTCTAGTGCATACAAGTTGTCTTTAACACCCCGACCATTTACCATAGCGTTAAGTGTTTGCATTGCCTCCTGAGGGAATACGTTAGTCCCATTGGAGATACCCCCGATTATCGCAACTGTTCCTGCCACATCGCGATTTTGGATAACCTCTTCCCCACCAGAATCAGTGAATACACTATTTATAGCCTTTCGATGATCGGGGTTATTTGGGTTACCAACAATATCTTTATTTATTAAAGAGTGCCCCATCGCAAGGAACTTAGCATCTTCCTGATACTTGTCGAGAGCGGAGTCTAGTTTAACAGCATCCGCGTAGGAGGTTATTTGACCACTCTCTACAAGCCCAGCTATATGCCCGGCCCCATACCGGCCTTCTCGGATACCCATGAGGGTTTCATTCAACATCTTGTCATATTGAGCTGTCTTCCGGCCAACCCGTTCTGTCTGCTCGCCATTGAACCGGCTCAACGCATCCTTCTTTTCCTGCTGGCGAGTGTCGTAGTCAAGTGATCTAAAAGTAAACTTATCCTCAACCCCGTCAACGGAGTCCGCCCCTTGATCCAGCGCTGTTTGTTCAGCCTCGCCGGTTATATCCGAAACAGTTTTCCCCTCGTAAAATTCGGGGTTTGCCGCTAGATGATCCGGGTCAGCGTAGTCTTCTGCCCGATCATCTGGAGGGGCTTGAAGGAAACGAATACCAGCCTGCGGACCAACCATCTGTTGCAGTTGGATATTTTTCATACTAACCTGTTCACCGGCTCTTTGCAGAAGAGTAGTGTTCTTACGAATGCCCCACTTGAGGGCTTCCCGGACAAATCGAGGGTCTTCCCGGAGACCGTCAATAATATCCCGGCTGACTCCATTAAGAAGCTCCGGGTGTTTTTCCCGCATAAACGAGGTCCAATTTTTTTCCGCGAAAAAGCTAATATTATCGGAGGCTACAGCCCCCTTCGAGGCACGAATAATAGCTGCTTCGTGCAACCTGCGTTTTCGATTAATCCCTTTATTATGTCCTTGCAGTCCCTCAACAGCTGTAGCGATCTTATTAACATCGCCCGTTTTTGCAGCCGTTACGACACTTTTAGGCAATGCGCCGTAGTTATAAGCAACAGAAACCAGTGCTCCACGAGCAGTTTCTGGAAGAGACTCCCACGTTTCTTTACCTACCCGAGGAACTTCCGCGTCATAAAAAATCTTAGTTCTTCTGGCAATATCTCGATCTGCATCAGCTCGGGTGACATGAGAATCTTTAGTAACCCGATGAACTTTCCCATCGGCGGTTGTGTAAGTGTCTGATCCGTAGCCCGCTCTCAGCCTAGTTACATCATAATAAGGTTGTGATCTAAAACCCTCTTTCTCCATAAGAATCTTTGTTGCAAAAGCAAGCACCCCATTAGGAGCGGTAGGTGTCACAAAAGCATCAACAATACTATCAATATTATCATCAACCCAGCCTTTACGCTGATTAAGTTCCTGTTCATACTGCTTGCCGAAAGCGATCTTATTAAGCTCATTTTCAGATGCTTCAAGGAGTTTCGCACGTACTTCTATCCCCAGAACGGAGTCCGGGATTTGCGCGATACTATTGAAAACAGTTTCCTTCGCCGCCGCAAGCTGGTCATCTGAGGGGTCTTTGGACAAGGTAAGTTTCCCGGTATTCACAAGCTGGTTAACAAGCGAGCCTGCCTGCCGACCTATTCTTTCCTCGTCCTTGTTCAGAACCGCATACTTCAGCTCGTTTTGTTTCTGTGTCAATCGAGCGGTATACTGACGTTTCAAATCCGGGTCAGCTATTGTGTCCAGAAAAGCCTTTCCACTGTTGTCTATCTGCGCTGCGAGTTGGTCAGAAAGGTTAGCCTGAGAAAGCGGTGCTGTTTGGAAAGCATCGTTCAGTCCTACTGACGTTTTATAAGTCCAATCAGAGTACGCCGCTTCCGCAGCAAGCGCATCATTTACTTTTTTCTTCCCTTTAAGCTCCTCGCTTTTTGCGTAAACCGTTGCTCCTAGTTGAGCAACCTGATCGCCCACCCCGGAAAGTGCTTGCGCACGAATGTCCCCTGCACGGCCATCAATGCCTTGCTGAGGTACAAATTGATTTGCTTGCTGAGGGGCATACCCTTTCCTTACGCGAAGATCAACCATTAGTAAATTCCTCCAGTTCCAAATCCGGTAAAGTAAGTAGGCTTGGGTACAGGTTTGACAGCCATTTGCGCGCTAGGCGAGCCGAATAAACCTCCGACAGACTGTGCCCCACCGATGAAGGTGGTGGCCATCTCTAACCCGCCTGAGATAAGTGCAAACGTTCCGGCAGATTTATAAGCACTCGCGTTAGACTTTTCCACATTCGCCTGAGTGTCATAATTCGCACCCAACTGCCGGGATGCTGTGATCCGGCGACGAGCATCTTCCACGCCTATATCCCGCGCTCTTGCCCGGCTTTGAATAATCGACGGTGAGCTAATATCCAGCCCAGAACCAGCCGCCCGAGACATTTGCTCCCCAAGCAAGCCAGCCTGTTCTTCCCCCATATCCTGAATATCTTCATTGCCTCGTTGACGCGCTTGTTCCGCGTTATTCTTTGCTACCTGAGCGTTAGCCTTGGCAACAGCAGCTTGATACTGAGATTGCTGGAAGCTGGCCATAGCGCCGACCCCAGTTCCAATCATCGATACAGCTAGACCAACTGCTTGCATTATTACCACCTATAGGTTATTATATTACTTTCAACCTCGAACACGGTAAAGCCGAGAAAGGTCAGGAATTTTTGTGACTTGATGCTAGAAGCTCTAGCGAATAGCGGAACCGTTTGGGCATCTGCCCATTCAGCCAGATTGAGCTTTATCTCCTTCAAATGCCTTCGGGCAAGCTTGGTAGTTCCAGCCATCCAGAGTTCCCGGTAGCTGCTGAAATAGGAAGGTCGATAGGCCCCACAAACAAGCAATGGATCACCGGTTAGCTTGTCCTTAACATAAACGTGTTCTGAGGATAATGCAATGACACTCGAGCAGTAGTGAAAAAAGATACTATTTACATGAGCGTTACGGTCGGAGTAGTAGTCGTAGAAATCCTCATTAACAGTCGGACCTTTTACAATATCAATCTGGTTATTCTCGATCATCGCCTACCTCGGTGTCTTTTATAAAGGATAAGATTGCGGCAGGGAGAGGCTGGTCTTGCAGGAAACACATCGGGGTGTCATAGTTCCAGTCAGTCCTAACCGGCTCGTATGTCATATAGTCCCGGAGTTTATCATCGCTGCCGGAAAGCCGTTGGAGGCGATTTGCGATTAAACGGGCCTTATCAAAGTTTGGCCCCATCTTCAACCCGGTAGACTCATGCTGGCGCAAAGCCACCCCTTTGATATTTTTCCTCCTTCCCTCAATTGCAGTTTCGACCGTAGCGAGGGGAAGGGTCTTCGCCTTACATGTGTAAGCGAGGCCAACGACGATTGAACTAGCCGGAGTGGCCAGGGATATACTTCCCCCGGAAACCGTTTTTCCTTCAATAACAATTCCATCAGCAACAACCGCAACGGCTTCCCCTTCGAGATGCCAGAGACCTGTGACAGAACTTACCGGATCGGTGAGGGTCCAGTCGCCACTATAAAACTCACTTGGAGCGTCCTCATCTTCCGGGAAGAACGTTTCCAAATCCAGCACCCATGTCCCGGATATAACTGTCCCGGAGGTGTACGTGGAAATTGTCGCCTTAGCCCCTGCGTAGCGGAGAACTTTTCCAACATCATCGGCGGTGAAGACACTTGCGGAGGCGGTGAAGGTAACAGCCCCTGTGAAGGTGTCCGGGACTACCCGAGCCGCTGGCTTAGCTTGCGCCAACTTCAACCCTGCGTCAACACAAAAAGTATCCTCGATGCACTTCATAGTCGTCCGGTCAGTTTGTCGCTCGAAAAAGAGTACCCGGTTCCCGTTGATAATCCGTTCAACCGCGATGTAAAGTTTACTCTGCCGTTCTTCGCTTATTGTCAAACACTCCCGGTAGTATCCCTTCGTGGCTTGAGGGGAGGTTCCGAAAACATCATTCCGGCCATCTACGGTTGATGCCAGCATAGCCCCGTTTTCTTGGACAGAGTAAATGATCTTCGACGGGACGGCTGCGTAGGCGATACTTTTAATCGGGTTAGCCGGGGTGAAGAGGTGGTTGGAGATCAGGCTCAGGTTCTGGCTGAGATAGGACTGTGCCTCGTCGGAGTAAACAGCAAGTCGGATTTCTTGTCCGTCATGGGAGACGTAGGCAAGGTTGCCATCAACATACTGAGGATCGGTCGTGTAAGCACCTACCCGAGTTTGAAGATCGGCTTTCGCGTTGTTACCGCTTAGACTGGCGTTGCCCCCACCATAGACTAACCAAACCCCGATCTGGTTCATTACCAAAATCCCACCCTGTACGGGGCGAAGGTGTCGAATATTCGCGACAGTCTCGGAGTCCAGATCGAACTCATACGACTCGTCATCCGCCCCAGTAGGGCTGTAACCGAAGTTATTAAAGAGCCCGATACGAGAACCGAACAGCCGCATAGGGAAATTGTCTGTGGCGCCGTAAACAACTCGTTGCTCAAAGATACAAACACAAGCTGGGTTGTTTCCGGTAGCCGGGCTAAGTACCGCGTCAAGATTTTCACTCGCAGCCGCAGGAACCGAGACAGTAACGTTAGTATAATCTTTCCCACCCGAGAGAACGTTGACCCCGTGGATGATAGCGGA